TCTTTAATGAGTAACAATGAAGAAGAAATATTTAAAAAGAATTCTGATATTAAATTTTACACTCAAAACAATCAGGAACTTCTTGCTCAAATTACTGACAGTGATAAGATAAACACAAAACATAGCAAGTTAAAAGATATTCAATCACAATTAAAAGAAAAACATAGAACACATACCAGACTTATTGGATTTTTTGAAAGCAATGAAGATTGCCCAACCTGTCAACAACATATTGATGAAGTTTTTAAATCATCTATGATTGATAAAAAGAAAGGTGAAGCAGACAAAGTTAGTTCTGGAATGAAAGAACTAAAAGATGAATTAGAAAAAGTTTTGGAACGACAGAAAGAAATTAATGTTATTGGTGCTAAAGTACGAGACAACGAAGTTCATATTGCAAAAGAAAATAGTTCTCTTATCCAACTTGAAAAATTTAATGCTACATTGCAATCAGAGATTGACCAACTGAATACTGGTGAAGTTAATAATACTGATCACGATAAGTTAAATGATTTAAAGAAAACTTTATCTGGTTTGGATATGCAAAAATCAAAGTTGCGAGAAGAACAGATATATAGTGAAGCTTCAAGAAATATGTTGACGGACACTGGTATCAAGACCAAGATTATCAAACAGTATTTGCCTGTGATGAATAAATTAATCAATACCTATCTAACATCAATGGAGTTTTATGTAAACTTCACGTTGAATGAAAACTTTGACGAAACTATAAAGTCACGTTATCGTGATGAGTTTACCTACGCATCATTTAGTGAAGGTGAGAAGATGCGTATTGATCTTGCACTACTCTTTACTTGGAGAGCAATTGCAAAGATGAAAAACTCAACAAATTGCAATCTACTTATTCTAGATGAGATATTCGACAGCTCACTTGATGGAACAGGAACAGATGAGTTTCTAAAAATTCTGAATACATTAGGTGATGAGAATGTGTTTGTGATTAGTCACAAGCAAGACATACTGGTTGATAAATTTAGAAGTACAATCAAGTTTGAAAAAAATAGGAACTTTAGTCATGTCAGTATATAAACTAATTGAAAACACAAATCCTATTCTAAGCGTTCCTATTGAAAAATGTAGTGAGGGTTTAGACAGGAACGAACTGAAAGAAAATTTAATTGAAACAATGCAATCTTCTTTCGGTGTTGGTCTATCTGCAAATCAATGTGGTATTATGGAACGTGCGTTTGTTATGTACTCTGATATTAAACAAAAAGAAATCATTGGTTGTTTTAATCCTAAGATTATATCATACAGCAAAGACAAGTCTCTCATGGACGAGGGGTGTTTGACATATCCTGGCTTATGGATAAAAGTTCGAAGGTCAAAAGATATAGCCTGCTCATATGAAGATGAGAATGGTGAGTTGAACGAAGTTCAAATGTTTGGTTTAGAAGCCCGAATCTTCCAACATGAATATGATCATATGGAAGGTACGAACTTCACCAATCATGTCAGTAAATTAAAACTTGACATGGCTAAAAAACGATTGTCTAAGGTAACAAAGAAATCTCAAAAACTTGTTGGGTCTTAGATTCAACGTCTACGTTATTTTTAGCTCTAGTAATTGTTCTAGCTGCTCCTGATCCAAATTCTTCACTTGCAAGTGGTATGATTTGAGCCACTATGAGTGCAATGAGAATTGATGCGAGGTAAGCGGTTTTCATTATTTTTTCCTTTTGGTTAAATTGATTTATTCTACAAAAATATTTATATGTTGCATTGCAATATTTTTGTTCACAACATACTTTCCATATCAGATAGAATTACAGTTTTATGACAAAATTAATTTAAAATTGTTTTAAAAATCAATGACTTGCGGTTGGCGATTTGCCTTGACAAATCTTGGCCCAAGCCTTATACTAGCTATATAAAATGAAAAATTACATAAATCCCACGATAAAAATTTTTGTTGACAATACTTGGCTTACATGGTAGCATATATAAATGATGAAAAATAAATCAATAATTGCAAAACTCCTCGCTGAAGAGGATATCTTCGTTGTTTACAAAAAAATGGAAACAGCATATTTCAATCCTAAAACACGCGAGTTGGGTCTGCCCATCTGGAATGATGAATTGATGACAGCTGACATAGAAGATTTGATGGTCTGTCATGAGATTGCTCATGCACTTTGGACACCTCTTGATATGTTAGAACAAGCACAATCAAGAAAAATTAATCACTCGTTTGTAAACATTATTGAGGATGCTCGTATTGAACGCATGGTACAGGAACGCTATCGCGGTTCTGTCGCAGTATTCAATCGTGGGTATCGTGACCTAACTAAACAAGATTTTTTTAGTCTAAATGATCGTGATGTTTCTGAATTAAATTTGATTGATCGCATTAACTTATTTTTCAAAAAACAGAAAGTTGAATTTTCTGATGAGGAAAAAGTTTGGGTTAAAAAAGTTTCTGAGTGTAAAACTTCTGACGATGTTCTTAACCTTGCTGAAGAACTTTACAAATTTATGCAAGATCAAGAAGAAGAACAACAACAATCTAGTGAAAGCTCTTCAGAAGATACTAGTGAATCTGATGAATTTGATGATATGAATTCTGACACTTCATCTAGTGAAAAAAGTCAGGAAGACGAAGAAGAACTTTCACCAAGTAATAGTGGTTCTGCTGACGATGAGGAAAAAGATTCAGATGATGATTCTATACAATCTGACTCAAATGATGTTACTAATAAATCAGAACCAGAAGCAACTACTGATACTGATACCAACAATGCAATTGAAAAGTTGATTGATGGGAAAGCTAGTGATCGCGTGTATGCAAATATTCCAAGTATCCCTAGTGAGGATGTTATTATAGGGTATGATAAAATTCTTAATGAGTGTCGTAAAACTTATTCTGATGAACTTAGTTCTGAATATTATACATCCACTAAAAAAACTATTGTTGATATGAAAACAGATTCTAAAAAGACTGTCGCTTACATGGTCAAAGAATTTGAAATGAAGAAATCTGCTGACCAGTATGCTCGGGCTGCGGTTTCTAAAACTGGTTCTCTTGATATGAATCGGTTACACACTTACAAATACAATGAGGACTTATTCAAAAAAGTCACTACATTGCCAGGCGCTACTAATCATGGTATGGTTATGGTTGTCGATTGGAGCGGTTCAATGTACAACAACCTAAGTGGTACATTACAACAGTTATTTAATTTGATATGGTTTTGTCGCAGAACTCAAATTCCTTTTGAGGTTTATGCGTTTTCAAATTCAAGTTCAGCTTTATCGTTTCCAGACCAATCTGCGTATGCTGATTATTCTTCTAATTTGTTACCATTCAAATCTGGTGATTTGAGATTAAACAATATGAAACTTCTAAACTTCTTTTCTAGTAAAATGAAAGTTGATGAAGAAATTGAAATGATGCACGCTCTATACATGGTTTCACAAGTACACGCTCCTTCTTACAGTCGTAACTTTAAATACATATATCGAATTTCGCAACCAAGAATATTGGATCTTAGTAGTACACCATTAAATGAAGCAATCATTGCAATGATGGATATCGTTCCTAAGTTTAAAAAAGATACTGGTGTTCAGAAAGTTAATACAATTTTTCTGACTGATGGTGAGTCAAATGGAACTCGTTATGTTTATGATTTAAAATTTAACGCAGATAAAAATGAACACGAACAATCTACAATTCGTTTGGGGTCTTATAACAGTTCTGGTGGCCGCAATGAAATAATCTTTACAGATAAAAAAACAAGAAAAACTTATGTGGTCGAAGATAGACGCGGTTCTGATATGACTAATCAACTATTAAAGATTTTAAAAGATCGTGTTAATGGAATGAATCTAGTTGGTTTCTTTATCGCTGGAAATGGAAAGTCAGGTAGAGTTGATAAAAGAATAATAGCTGACCTTTTAGATAAATCAATTTGGGATGTTGTGGATGAAGTTAAGTTTGTCAATAAAAACAAATACCTTGCAATTACTTCTGCTGGTTATGATGAATATTACATTTTGCCAGGCGGTAACAATCTCCAAGTTGAAAATGGTGGATTGAGTGATGAACTCACTGGTGCGTCAAAAGCAAAACTAAAATCTGCATTTGGTAAATCCATGAAAGGTAAAATCTCAAGTCGCCAATTGTTAAACAAATTTGTTAAACTGGTGGCTTAGATTTGCCTTGACAAACCTTGGCTGCCATGTTAGCATGTATATATGATGAAAAATAAAGGAATGACTATGAATTTGTCACCACGAAAAAAACTGTTTGTTGATACCGCCACTGAGATGTTTGGTGATGGTGCAGTCCTAACAAAATCTATGACCAAGGAAGCAGCTGCAAAAGCAAAAATTCCATATCCAACATGGTTTCGTAAATCATGTTCTGTTGGTTATAATTCATATAAATTACCTAGTGAGAGTGTCGCTCCTGTCGCTCCTATTACTGCGGCTCCTGTTAATGCAGAAGCATCAGTAGTCAATCTGGTTGCTACTAATATGGAAAAACAAAATCTAGTTCCTGCTAAATTTGAAGGGTTTGTCTCTTGGGGTAACTTTTCCCTGATTGAAAAAGTTGTCAAGTCTGGTATGTTTTATCCTATCTTTATCACTGGTCTATCAGGTAATGGTAAAACATTAATGGTAGAACAAGTTTGTGCTAAACTTAAAAAAGAACTTATTCGAGTAAACATCACTATCGAAACTGATGAAGATGATTTGCTTGGTGGTTTTCGTTTGGTGAGTGGTGAGACTAAGTTTGTGCCAGGCCCTGTTATTGAAGCAATGGAACGTGGTTGCACGTTGTTGCTTGATGAGTGTGACTTGGGTTCAAACAAGTTACTTGCATTACAACCTGTACTTGAGGGTAAAGGTGTTTATCTCAAAAAGATTAACAAGTGGGTCACGCCTAAAGAAGGTTTCAATGTGATGGCAACTGCCAACACTAAAGGTAAAGGTTCTGATGATGGACGTTTTATCGGAACTAACATTCTTAACGAAGCGTTCCTAGAACGGTTTGCAGTTACAATGGAACAACCTTATGCATCAGTTGCTGTTGAAACTAAGATTGTCTTAGGTGCAATGAAAAAGTATGGTGCTGAAGATACTGAGTTTGCTAAGAACTTAGTCACTTGGGCTGATGTTATTCGCAAGACATTCTATGATGGTGGTGTTGATGAAGTTATTTCAACTCGCCGACTAGACCACATTGTAAAAGCGTTTGCAATCTTTGGTGACAAAATGCAGGCAATTGAATTGTGTGTTGCTCGATTTGATGAAGATACTAAAGTATCGTTTCTTGACCTCTATACTAAGATTGATGCTGGTATAGATGTTGGTAATGAATCTGAAATTGAAACTGATGATCCTGATCCAGTGCCAGTGACAGATGACGGCCCTGCTTTCTAAAATTACTATCACGGCAATTGCTAAAAAAATTATGTATGGGGGTTGAAGTTCTTGCTTCAATCCTTATATATAGTATGTATCGCCGAATTTCGGGATACACTTAAAACGTAATCTTGCTTTTATAAGGAGAAACAAAAATGGTTACAAAATTAAATCTATTTGATAATTTCAATCAACTTACACCCTACGCAGTTGGGTTTGATCGAGTCTTTGATCAACTTAATAATTATGCTTCGCATAATGCAACTTCATCAGGGTTTCCCCCATACAACATTAGAAAGGAAGGTGATTACAGCTTTGTGATCGAACTAGCCTTGGCGGGATTTTCTAAAAAGGATATTGAAGTTGAAGTAGCAGATGGCTTACTTACGATTCGTTCAGTTAAAGAGAATGATGAAAATGATTCTAACATTTATCGTGGAATCTCATATCGTAAGTTCAATCGCAAATTTACCCTTGCAGATGACATTGTGGTAAATGATGCTTCCCTTGAAAATGGTATGTTAGTGATTTCACTTGAACGTATTATTCCAGAGGAGAAGAAGCCGCGAAAGATTGAAATTAAATAGTTTCAATCAAATTAGAAAAGGGGGTTGACTTTTAGCCCCCTTTTCGTTTATTATAGTTAAATCATGTAAAGGAGATATCATGAAAATATTCGAATTTGATAGTGCAGATGAAATGAAATCAGATGCTGTTGCTCGTGAAGTAGATGTTGATGGTAATCCAGTTAATAAGGAAAAAACACCTGTTGTTACTGCTGACGCATTAGGTGGTGGTATAACTGGTGGTGCGACAGAAGAAGAAGTAGAACGCAATGCAAGGCTTGCTCGTGAAAATGCAGAGATGCTTGCAGAAGAAGAAGCAAAGATGGAAGAAGCTAATCATGGACTGAAGTTTGCAATTCGTCCAGTTAAGAATTTTTCTTTATGTCGAGTTGAATTTCCTATGGAAATTATTAATGAGATTAATGATCACATTGATAATGAAATTATTCCAAAGAACGATAGCTTTGCTAACGGTCTTGTTGGTCAACTTAAAAATAATGAGAAATCTGCTCAGTTAGATTTTCCACTTGATACTGAAGTTGGTAAACAATTGGAAACAGTTTTTAATAAAATCGGTAGTACTTTTCTTAAACAAGGATATGAAAGAGATTCAAGGGCTGAGGTATATCAGTGTTGGACAAATCATGCCTATGCTGGAGATTATAATCCTTATCACGATCATGGTGTTCAAACGATGGCTGGTCTGTCAGGATTCCTATGGTTAAAAACTCCAGAGTGTATTGAAAAACTTGATGAAGTTCCAACAGGGTTAAATAATGCAAGTGGAGCAGTTGATGGATTTACTCATTTGATATGGGGAACGCACAGTAGAAAAGATACTCTGCAACTTAGGGGACAGACTGAGGATTATGTGAAACCTATTGTTGGTACAATGTTGGTATTTCCTAATTGGTTAAAGCATCAAGTGTTGCCTTTCTTTGGTGAAGGTGAAAGGCGTTCTATGGCTATGAACTGGAATGTTACTGATTCAGAGCAAGAAATTATGAAACATTTGTCTGAACGTGAAAAGATAAAATACGAAGAACTTAAGGCTGAAAAAGAAAAATCAGATGATTAAGTACAAATACAACGAGGACAAAGCACTCGTTGAATTAAAGAAGTATATTGACTCCACCTATGACGAACACTATAGCAAAAACAAGTTTCAAGCTACAGAGTTCATTATAGATGGTGGTCATGGTGAGGGTTTCTGTATCGGTAACATAATGAAGTATGCACAACGATACGGAAAGAAAGGCGGTAAGAACAGAAGTGACTTGCTAAAAGTGATTCATTATGGTATTATAGCTTTACATATAAATGATACGGAGAATAGTGAATGAGTGATGTTGATAGATTAGTCTATCTAGTTGAAGAAATTGCAATTTTAAAAACTAGAATACAAGAACGTGGAACAGGGCATATTAATACAGCAATTAGTGTCTTGGAAAATAGAGTGAGTGAATTAAAGGAGAAATTAAATAATGAAGTTAAGTAATGAAACGGTATCTGTATTGAAGAACTTTTCTACAATCAATCAGAACCTTGTGATTAAAGGTGGTAATAAAATTGCTACTATGTCTGCGATGAAAAATATTGTTGCAAAGGCTGAAGTGATTGAGGATTTTCCTCAAGAGTTTGCAATCTATGATTTGAATGAGTTTCTTTCTGCAATCTCATTATTCTCAAAACCAGAATTGGAATTTGAGAATGATTTTGTGATGATTACAGAAGAAGGTACATCTAAATCTTTGAAGTATTGGTACTCTGACCCATCAGTGGTTACAACACCAACTAAAGACATTACTATGCCTGAGTGTGAAGTAAAGTTTAACTTATCAAGTGATACTCTTTCAACAGTGACAAAAGCAGCTGCAGTTATTGGCGCACCTGATATGGCACTTGAAAGTGGAAGTCTTAAAGTAACTGACAAGAAAAATGATACTGCAAATAACTATGCATTAGATTTGGATGTCGATTCTCAAAGTGAAAACTACAAGTTCTGGTTTAAGGTTGAAAACTTGAAACTAATTCAAGGTTCATATGATGTACAAGTGTCCTCAAAAAATATAAGTCATTTTAAGAACTCAACAGGAAATGTTGAATACTTTATCGCTCTGGAGCCAGAGTCTGCTTATAATGCTTAATTTGAGGAATTTATATTATGGAAACATTTTTATGGGTGGAACAATACCGCCCAAAGGATATAGGGTCGTGTGTACTTCCCAATAATCTAAAAGATACTCTCACAGAATTTGTGAGTGAGGGTAATCTTCCTAATCTGATTTTGTCTGGTGGGCCAGGCGTTGGTAAAACAACAGCTGCAAAAGCAATGATTGAACAGATTGGGGCAACCTATATGATGATAAATGGTTCTGAGGAATCTGGTATAGATGTCCTCAGAACCAAGATTAAAAACTTTGCTTCGACAGTATCACTTGAAGGTGGACGCAAATACATCATTCTTGATGAAGCAGACTATCTAAATCCACAGTCAACTCAACCAGCCCTTCGTGGGTTCATAGAAGAGTTTCACAAAAACTGTGGTTTCATTCTTACTTGTAATTACAAAAACAGAATTATTAAACCACTACATTCTCGTTGTAGTACGATTGATTTTTCTATTCCAAATTCAGAGAAACCAACTCTTGCAAAACAGTTTATGGAAAGAATCATAAGTATACTAGGTGAGAATAAAGTAGAATATGAACCGAGAGTTATTGCTGAAGTTATTAATAATCACTTTCCTGATTGGAGAAGGGTATTAAACGAACTGCAACGATATTCTGTATCAGGTAAAATTGATGCTGGTATTCTGGTAAATATTTCTGAAACTAACATCAAAAAATTGATGGGAGAAATGAAGAAAAAGGAGTTTACTAATGTTCGTAAATGGGTTGTCGATAATTTGGATAATGATCCTACACGTTTGTTTAGGCAGCTTTATGATAATTTGTATAATTATGTGGGCGCCAGTAGTATTCCTCATGTGGTCGTTATCTTGGGTGAATACCAATATAAAAGTGCTTTTGTCGCAGATCAAGAAATTAATTTGATGGCATGTTTGACTGAGATTATGGGAGCTGCAAAGTTTAAATGATAGACATATATGATAACTTATTAGAACCGCATATTGCAGAACTAATTGATATGAAGATGCACCAACAAACTTGGAGATATAATTACCATTCACAAAATGGAACTCCAAACAAACACTGGCACGTTTTTTGTGGTCATGATCCAGAAGAAGTAACAAAGAATGAATATGATTGGTTGATGCCTATTTGGGACACCGCACTTGCAAAGTATGATTTTAAAAAGAAGTATAATGTAGTTGAATTTAAACGACTGTATTTAAACGCACACACGCATGGTATTGAACCACATATGCACATGGACGATGGCGACTTTACTATGATGTATTATCCTAGACTTGATTGGAAAATGGATTGGGGTGGTGGAACAGTTGTTGATGGACAACTAGTGCAAAACATAGGCAATCGTTTAATCGTATTCCCAGCATACGCACCACACCAAGCACAGCCTGTTTCACGACAGTGTTATGAATTAAGAACTGTTGTGGTTATTAAAACATGGATAGATAACCAAAATGTATGAACTAAAAGAGTATCTTAATGCGATAAATGTATCTAAAGAACCTTTATTGGACAGTGAAGATGAAATGTGGGAAAAGAAATATGCACCATTCATTGTAAACAAATGTGTTGCTCCGTTCCCTGATACAATACGACTTGTTAATGAAATTAACCAATACCACCACCTAGATAAGAAGTTACAGTTTGATTTTTTACTAAATAGTCTAAGAGCAAGGAAAAGATATACTCCTTGGTTGAAGGCGAAGAAATTAAAAAATCTAGAATATGTTAAAGAGTTTTATGGATATAATAATGAAAAAGCAAAAGCTGCTCTTGATATATTAAATGATGAACAAATTTCTGCCATAAAAACACGGTTAAATAAAGGTGGAAGAAATGGAAGAAGTTAATTGGACACAAGAGGATATGCTAGAAGTCGGGTTGAAAGAACCTGATGATTTTCTAAAAGTTAGAGAAACTTTATCACGAATAGGTGTTGCAAGTAGAAAAGAAAGAACACTGTATCAATCTTGTCATATACTACACAAACAGGGTCGTTATTTCATAGTTCATTTTA